AAACCACGACGAACACGAGTCTTTAGTAAGACACCGTCTTTAGAGAAGTCTGCATCACGAGAGATTGCTGACTCTACTCCACCACGAACACCATTGATCATCATATTGCGGTTACCAACAATAAGAAGTGGGTTACCTGTTGGTGCTGCTGTTGCTGCTGTAGATAAAGCTGCTCCGTATGAAACCACTAATGGATATCCAAATAGTGATCCTGGACGTGCTGACAATGGATCTGGAAGAACCAATTGTCCAGAAGCATCCTTCATGTTACGAACATGTGAAAGCATCTTTGGATGAACAATGAATACTGTATTAGCAGCATCAAAGTACTTGCTTGATTCAGCTAAACCTAGAGCATTAGAAATATCTGCAAACTCTAGATCTCCAGCTGTTTGGATAATCTGTGAAGTTCCAACTGGATTTGTATAAACTGCACGATATAAAGAGGTAAACGGTTGTCCGTCATCTCCATCGCCTGCTGCATTTACTGCAAGACATGCGTTATCGAATTTACGAGCCCATTGTGAGGCCCATTCTCTCTTGTATGTGTTTAATGTATCTACTAGGGAATCATTGATATCTTCCTCAGAGATGTTGAAAATTTGTGCGTACTTCCGAGCAGTAAGAACTACCTCATCCAGAGTTGTATCTGAATTTGGAATGTCTACGCCTTCTGCAACGATGCTTGGAGCATCTGATACGAAGCGTGGAACGCCCTTAGTGCGGGAAGCCATATTCTCACGACGAGCAAATGATTCTACAACAGAGTTAGCAAGGGTTGCTTGAATAGCAACGGATCCCTTTTCCTCTGGAATATAACCATTATTTTCGGCGAGATCTGTACGACCTGCGGCCATGTTATTTCTCCTTTTAGTTATGTATTTGAATTTTGAACATATAATCGTCCGAATATATTAATCGCAATCCAAATGTCCATTCGGAGTTGCATAGGACTATTATACCGTACTTAACTATCTTAATACAGCTTTTGCTTGCAAATCGCTTGCAGTAAATACAACATCTATTGGTTTAGACATTGCTGAATCTGCTTTGCCACCTACAATTATTTTTGGATCAAACAATTCTGGGAAATCTGTCTTTAAAGTTTCAATTTGATCCTCTAAACCAGCAACCTCAAAATCATCTGTTAATTGCAATTGATCTGTTTTAAGATATTTCATTAATTTGTCACCATTTGCAAGACCTAAACTAGATAAACTTTTGAGAATTTTCTCATCCATTAATCTAGCTTGGGCTAATGATGTTTTATTTGTTAGTTCTGCTAATTGCTTTTCTAACTCTTCTTTTTCAAGACGAGTCTTCTTAGCTTCCGCTTTCGCCTTTTCCAAGGCTGAAAGTACGGCCTGTGGATCACGAATTTCGGTAGATGTACCTTCTACTTCGTTCTGTTCTTCCATTTGTTATGCTCCTTGTGATTGGTCTTCTTCGGCTGTTGCCTGTTGCAAAGCCATGTTGTTTGTATTTAAACCAGTTCCTGGCAATCCAATTTCTTGTTGGCCATTAGATGCATCTTCTATTAATTGAGCAATTTCTGGATCATATCCAAGCTCTAATAGAATTTGTTTTACTGGTAACCCTACAGATCTTTTGCGAACTGCGATATCCCATTGGTCAAGAGAATCAATTGATTCTGGTGATTTCCAATCGATATCTATTTCAGCATTAATTCCTTCAACTCTAAGCATGAACTTGAATAAATCTCTCCAAGTTGAACCTAAAGCTAATTGACGATTTAATACTTTTTTAAATAATGGTGCTTCCGCTACACGCAATGCTTGACCTGATGGTAAATATTGTGTGCTTGAGAAGTAATGTACTGGAGTTGATGTAATTGCAGCCATGTCAGCTACGAATTCATTAACTGGATTGGTAAATGTTGAAGGATCTGCTGCTGGGAACTGTCCAACAGATTGAACTCCTTGTAAATACCAAAGCTGTCCTGGTCCATTTTGTAACGATCCAATATTCTCTCTTGCTGTATCATCCTCTGAAAAATCATCCATTTCAGCGGCATTTCCACCGTTAGATAATGCATAACGTTGTGGAGCACCTTGATAATCAACAGTATGCATATGTGTTGAGATTAATTTGTTAATTGCATCTTGTGGACCAAATGCATCTGCATGTTCTGGCCTTCCGAATGGCTTTGATGTTCTAAAATGGAAAACAGGAATTTCTCCCCAGGGATTTACTACTGTTTCTATTAATTGAACATTTGGAACTCCATTAATAAAGTCCAAATCACCTAATGCTTCATATTTCTCAATACGATCTGCATAATACATGTTTAAACGTATTACTTTACGATCTGTTGAGTCTGTAATCTGCCATAATTTAGCTGCATATGACTTAAGACGAGGATTTTCCTCATCATAAATTACTACAGTATTTATAGGTGAGTTGTAATCAATAGCCAATTGTCCTTGCATATCTGGCCAAATGATTGCGTATGCATCACCATAAACAAGCGTATTTTTATGAATCTCATTCATATCTAGCTTTAAATCTGTTTGATTCCACACATTATTGATAAATTCATCACCTTGTGGGCTTGTTGTTTCTACTTGTTCAACTTCTAAACGGTTTAATACTGCATCTACTACAGTTTTGCTAAAATTAAAGCGAAATGGTGTAAATGTGTTAAATCTATTCTTTTCGTATCTAAATAAGCGATACCAGCGTTGATTCTGAAAGACTTCGTCATTGATTCCTTCATAATAGGCTTCAGCAACTTGATATCTTTCTCTATTGGCTATGATCTTGTCTATAGCCTTTTTAATATCTGTCATTTTATCTCCTTAAGTAATTTAATTGTCTGGCCAATACCTTTGGAGCTTTATTATCCAAAAAGTATAAGATTCCAGATACTACCGCATCAAGAACGTCATCATGGCTTACCTTTGGGAAAGACCACATCTGTTCTTCTAAAGCAGGAAAATGGGCAGTATGTCTTACTTTTCCTTGCTGATAAAAGTTCAAAGCTTTACCTGCACGAACTTGCTTTGACACTGATTGTTTTATTGATCTATATTTTACAGGAATATTTTTAAATACATCCTGCCATAGATCACCACCTTGGTTTGTTTCAACATATATGACACCAGGTTCATATATATCCACCAAAGTATTTATGCGTTCTGATAATTCAGACGGAGATACCTTCAGCTGAAAAGCATCTCTAACATAAATAACATCATCTGCACCTCTGCTCAATACAGCAATCCCTGTATAGTCAGAAATCTTATTCTTTGTTACCGCTGGGTCAATAGAAATAATTGTATTTCCATAATCCTCTTGTTCTTCAATAATTATATCTTCATATGTCCAGAAATTACCATCAAGGTTAACTGGTTTATTCATATAGTTCTTTGCAAAGTCTCTTAGATGTCTTTGGCTTTGAAGCCATTCTATAGACCACTTTTCAGGCCATACAGAGCGTTCTGAGCCATTATCTTCTGTCATGATAGCTGGATAGTAGTGAACATCTACATTCTGGTCTGTAATCCATTCTAAAGCCTGATCTCTATTTCCTTCAGCGAATTTTCTAAATTCATCCATCATAGAGTTAGGCATGGTGGTGGTTCCTACAATAATCATACGAGCATATATATTCATAGGGGCAATATCATCAAATACTGTACGTCTTTGTTGTCCTGCTTGATATTCAGAGTAGTTCTTCTCACCCTTTTCTATATCATCTAGAATAATGAGGTCAGGGCGTTGACCAAAGACTTTCTTACCCAACGAGTTAGTATCAATACCGTTAGCGTCGAATATAAAATCATTTGCTTGAATAATACGCCAAGCATTTGCTGCAAGGGAACGCCCAGTGCTTCCGACAACTTTAGGTGTGCATAGTTCTGGGTAATCTGCTTTGAGATATTCATTTGTCTCCAATTCATTCTTAAATGTTAATAAGTGTGTCTCAGCCTGGCTGGCAGCATCTGAAAAGGCAGCTACAAATTTAATATGTCCATGGGCTGCTGCCCACATAGGTAAAATTAAAAATATCCAAGTAGACTTTCCACACTCCCTAGGTGCAATAAAGGCATCCCTATGCTGTTTAGGAACGGTGGGCTTATTTATCCATGTCTTGCCATATTCTGCTAAATCCCAGTGAAACTCTGAAAGAGTGAGTTCATCTTTAGAATTTTTTAGATGATGTGGCAAATATAGCAAAGCAAATAACATAGGGTCATATTTAGTTAATTCCCGTCTGCCTTCAGATATTGTAAATAGCTTTGGATCTATACCCTCAAATACTTTTGATATATTATTCATTTATACCTTAGATATTCTTTTATAGTAGCGAAATTTCAAATTTATTTTTTTTTATTCATTCGGGTGGTCTATCTCTCTTGAACATTCATTGAATGTTTAATAGATTCATTTCTCATCTTGGCTTCATTAAGCATATCTACGATTGCTAGATCAGAGCCATCCTTTGTTCTACTCTCTGATATATTAGTAGACTTACCCTCTATTAGGTTAATAGTCTGTATAGCCTTATGTAGGGAATTAGACAATTTGTTTATATCATCTGATGTTAGGGTATCTTGGTATAAGGCTTCTACTGATCTATCTATTACTGCCTGTGCCGCTAATATCTTCTCTTTATCTGTATAGAATATGTCTAGATTCTTAGCCATGACTGCAAGGGTATTAGCTGTTGGAGTCTCTATATTCCGCTCAGTAAAGAACTTCTTAGCAGTATGATATGACTTAGGATACCCCAAATACCTCATAGCAGGGCCTATGCCCATTTCTTGAGAATGTTTAATAAACTCAGTAATCATTTCTTCATCATATATTGGATATGGCATTATATTCCTCCATTTGTCTCATATATTGAGACGCTCATCTGTCCACATTTTGAGATTACGACGCACATTCCTGGGGCTCTATATACATATGTCATATAATCTCTATTTCTTCTTATCTTTCTTCTTAATTCTCTTCTTCTTGGACTTTAATTGTTTCTTTTCTTTTTCTGTGTATTTCTTTGGATAAGGCATTCTTTCTCCCTTTCTTATACTGGTGATCTATTTCTCTTCGTATACCGTGTCTATTGGTATCTATTATCTTAGCCATTACTTTCTTTAGCCCTTGCTTCCGCCCTTAGTTTCTCTATATAGGCAGCTCTACCTTCTTCTGTTCTTAATATCTCCATTAATCCACCTCATTCTCATCCCCTATGGTTCTATCTAGGAATCTCTTTAATTGATCGCTACATTTAAATCCAAAGGTAAATTCGTGAGCTTGGTCATCATTATAGATTTCTAAAGTCATTGATATTAGACCATCTGGCCTATAAAAAACATCCTTTGCGTAAGGATATAGTTTATACTCTGCCTGCCTGTCTTTTGATACAAAATCTCTGAAATCCACTAGTTGATGCATCCTATCACTATGCACTAAGTATACATTAAAAAAGAATAAAGCTCCAACAGGGGAACCATTGGAGCTTATCTTTTAGAAAGGGGATATTGCTATGTCAAAACACCTTGACCATATAATTATAGTATTAGTAATCTTCTTTGTCAAGTCTTTTATTGTTTCTGAGTTCGTTAAATGTTTTACCATCTAGCTCTGGATACCACCAATTAGGATTATTCTTTAATTGTCTTGCTTGGTATTTTTCTAGCATGGCATCTATTACCTTATCTAATTGTTTGGGGCTGAGCTTAATCATATCTACTACTTTATTCTCCCGCCAAAATGCTCTGATCACCATATTCTCTTTTTTCTTTTTGCCAGAGTCATCATAATTTAATTTATACTTTCTGGGTTTGTGAGAACCATGAGAGTCTTTTCTTATTATGCCCCGTTTATTTGCCATGGCGTCTCATTGATGCATATGATCGTTCTCTATTACATGGTTTGCAATAAATATTATGTTTATCAAGATTGTTAGACTTAAGTCCAAATTGGCTAATAGGCTTTTTAAGGCCACATTCTCTACAGACCTTACTGTCTACCCATACTGTCTGCTCTGCGGCTCTCCTAGAGGCATTGTAGCCCTTATAATAGCTACTGGAGCAAGGCCTACAGTAGTTGTAAAAACCATCTGATGCTACATTGTTAACATTGAACTCAGTTACAGCTTTTGTAATTAAGCACATACTACATCTTTTCATTATTTCTTCCAATCATTATTTAATTTAGTTTTAAGTCTGTGGCAATTTGCACACAATGTCTGTACATTTAATGGATCATTATTTGATGGGTTACCGTCTATATGATCTACATCAAGTTGTATTCTATCTACTGGTATAAATCCACAGGCATTACAGGTATCACCTTTCATAGCCCGTCCAGTTTTTCTGCATGGACTACATTTAGATCTGTAAAGAACGCTACCAGTTTTGCTGTAGCCATTTATTTCTGCAAGATTACCGCAGCCACATAATTTTCTACTCATGGGTTACCATCCAGCCCATTCGAGTACCTTCTGTAAAACAGGTTTGGCATTCAAAATCATGTCCAATTAGCTTTTCGCAGAACTTGCAGTAATATAGATCTCCGCTTTTTACCATGAGAGTAACTCGTCAATCTCGGCGGGGGTCAGTTCTTTTAGTGCTGTCCCAGTAGCAATTGTTTCTGAAGACAAATCAATAACATCTCCAGTATCTATTAAGTTAAAAGAATTATTAAACGAAGTTTTATTTGTTTGTATTTCTTTTGTATTTATATTTGTATTTAATTTGTATTTAGGTGGTAATGTCATGCCGCCCTCAACGGCAACAGGTGCCGCTATGTGGTAATGATTTGCCGCATTGAAGGTCCTAGTTTGCCGTAGGTAGCCAGCGGCAACTAGTTCCACCTTGGCATTTCTTACCGTTCTTTCACACAGCCCAGTACCCTCAGCAATTTGCCGATTTGTAGGAAATGAGGGATTGTAAGAAGCAATTATTAATGCTACTATTCTAGCTTTGCTGCTTAGAGAAGATTCTCTAATGTATCTTAAATAGACAAAATAGTCCATTTACTATCTCCTTTCTATGAAGATAGCCTAAGTATAATATATTATATAGATTATGTCAAATGTTTTTATTGGATTTTATATGGTCTAGAATCTCTGTCTGTCTGCTTTCAAGTCTATTTATTTGATCTTTGATTGATGAGCCTGAATTGGGGACAAGTTCTATTAGATAGGTTTTAACTAGGGATCTGACTCTTAGTTCTAACCCCGCCAAAAGAGCAAGGATAGTAACTATAAGGGATAGTATTTCCATTATAATTTACCTAAAGTCATTTTTCTTCTATATGCCCATATGGTATTTAATACTTTGGGAGATCTAGTCATATAATCTTCTGGAGTAGTACTTAAAAATTTTCTAATTAATGTTCTTGAATCGTGTAATGTTGAATCATCCCAAATTTCTACTAATTGTTCAGCCATTTCTTCTGCTACTATAGAAATTGCCTTATATTTTTCTGGTCCTATTGAAAGAAGAAATATACTTCTAAATATACCTTTATGAGGACGTCTTAAATCTTTACCACCAAAAAGTTTTGCCATAACCCCTAATGATATTTCTCTTAAGTCTACCAAGATTGCCGCTTGTCCAGGATTTCCAATTCCAGCTATTGCATTTTCAAATACCCCATTAGCTAACCAAAAAAAATGAGCAAAACCAATTTCTTTTTCAACCATTCTATTGGTTACTCCAAAAGCTGTTGGTTTTTTAGCCATTAATAATTCCAGAATTCGCCATCACGAAATTCACTAGGAGCAGCATCTGTAACTGAACCCATCTTGGGAATAATCATCTGACAACGATATTTATATTCATATACGTTCCCAAAAGAATCTAACATTGGCATACCTTCAATTATTCTCCAAACAGCACCGTTTATAGTTCCTATTGGATAT